CCGGTCGCTGTATCTCGATAATGCAGCCTCCATAGTAGTGAATGCGTAGTGCCTCATTCGGGAAGCGAACGTCGGTCACGACAACCCGCGTCTTATCGTCATCTACGTAGATTTTGTCGTAAGCCATACTCCACTGATCTACCCAAAAGTTCTTACCGAATGTCTCGCGCCCCATCTCTGTGCCGAACCTCTGTAGAAACTGACGCCACGTTAGCGTTTGAGCTTCCGCTGAAAGTGGGTGATGGATCTCTGTCCATACTAGATCGTCCTTGAGTAGATCGACCCACTCACGCGGGATACCCCATAGATTCGCTACCGCATCCTTCAGCTTGTCAGCGAAGCCCATGCGAACGTATCCGTAGTACTCTGTCAACCACCATCCGGCGGTATCCTTGCCTGCCTGCTTTCGTCCTGTAAGTCCTATGAGCATGTTAGTCCTTGTGTGTAACGCGGTTGGTCAGATATATACTAATCCAGAAGCAGACCCACATAAATGAAAGTCCGACCACAATCAGGAAGATTGTGAGAACAACTGCTAGATACTCAGGCATCTAAAGCTCCGGGGGAGGGACGATGTTCACACCATTGATAATCTGATCCCGCACAGCATCGCTTCGTGCGGCTAGCACGTCAGCATACATTGCCTTCATACCCTGCAGGAATGCACGACTCAGGTAAAGCTCAACCTCGTCATCACTCACGTCTAGCTTGTCCTTGATTAGCTCCGTGACTGCCTCTAGATGGATATGATGCATAAACTCATCATCGTTCATTCGCCAGATACGTTTGGGGCTAGGTAGGTTCTGCTCCTGCCATCGCATAGCCTCATCGTCAATGGCATCCCTTGCCTCTTGTAGCTGTACCTTTATACTGCCACCACGTGACATGCCTATACCCCCAGGGGCCAGTAGGTTTTCCCTCTGCCCTTGCGCCTCTGCTCGATCATGTTGCGCTGGACGAGGGTATCTTCGATCACGTCCATAACACGGGAGTTCACCCTGTGGCGTCTCATAACGTCACCACGTAGGATACCCGGACGCTTCTCGATACTGCGGTAGATAGCGAGTAGCTTGGATTCGTCGCTGGACATGCCAGAGTTCTGAATCAGATCGACGGAATGCTTGCCCCATCTCTGAATGTAGTGGGCGGCATTGATCAGATCATCTAGCGAGCCTTCGATCTTCATTTCGTGAGGCTCTTGCCGTGACGCAGCGAATAGCATCGACAGCTTGATCATGCTCACGAACATACGGGAGAACATCGGTAGGGCTTTCGATGATTCCGGTGAACCATCCGCTGCCTCTGTGAGTTGTTGCTCCATCATTGCTGCTCGCTCGTAATACTCAGGTGGGAAGACAACTTCGATATCTGGCGTCGTCAGCATCTTCTGCCCATCATGGAGTTCTACTGCTACTTGCTGATCCGTGTACATATGATGATACGCGCTGAACGTAGAGTGTAGAGCCTGACGTTTCTCCCACTTGTCAGAGATAGGTGGGTCGATACCGAAGCGAATCTTGGACGTATCTGCATGCCCACGCATGATCAGGAACCTAGGTATGAAGCCAGATGCAAAGTAGGATTCCTCGATGAGCGAGTACATCTTGTCAGGTACGCCGCCCCCAAAGAAGATGAAGATAGGTTCCGACACCACGTAGGTATCCTTCTTTAGCTTACGTGGCATATACTTCGGAACATCATACATCTTCGTCATAATCTCCGGGAGGGATGCAAGATACTCTTTGCGATTGATCGCGTCAAAAAATCCTGTTACCTCGTCCCTGTAGAATATCGATACCATCTTGGGTCGCAGCGAGAGTGCCGACATAAGACCCTCGGCGGATGCATCGGAAGCAAGGATCAGGTCGCGGTCGATCTCCATGATGAAGTCCATTGCCATGTCCATAGCAGTCGTCTTACGTGTCAGCGTAGACTCACCGAGGATCAGCGCCCATATGTTCGGGACGATGTTCTGATGACGTGACGTGCGTAGACGCAGCGTCGTGGACATGAGCGCAGATAGAAGGACGGCACAGGAGATTTCGTGAAACTGAGGCACCGCATCTGTGGTGTCCGTGGCCCAGTCCATATAGTCATCTATGATGGTAGTACCACGTGATTCTTCTTCCTCTTGCGTGAGCAGTGCTGGCATAACAAGGTAGCGATGATCCTCTAGGAGAACCTCTACAGTCTTGTTCTCTAGCTCTGCCTTGAGAATCTCTCGCCACAGGTGGGAGTCAGGTCTGCCGTCACGCTCATACTTATTGCACTTTGCAGACTTGGCAATAACGTAGACTTCCTCTGCGGACATTCCAAGTTCAAAGCACAGCAATAGCAACCGCCACAGAGCGCCCGACCAATCACTCGTCGGTTCCTCAGAATAGTAGCGAGCGAACAAGGTAGCCAAGTCCTTGTGTCGCAGTTGCTCTTGGTAGCGATAGATGATCATGTCCGCCGAAGGGAGGTTCTCCACTGTGGGAACTTCGATATCCGGCACACCCTCATACTGTGTGTCAGGCTGAGGCAGCACATCGAATACGTCCACAGGGACGGATGCATCCACAGAAGCAATAAGACGCACCACAGGTGCGTCCTCAAGTTGGTACTTAAAGTTGTGCGTGCCAGGAACCCTGAGTAGCTGTGTCAGATCATGGCCGGACTTGTCCACTCCGTATTTGTTGTAGTGATACGCTAGCCGCTTTGAGTAGTTGCTAGCGATCTGCGGATCTACCTTGCGATCTAGCAGCCATATCGCCTGGTAGCGATTAGGCGATGACTCGACTACACACTGTGGCGGTATGTCAAGTTGCTCGGGGTGACACGCATCGAGGTCAGCCCACACAAGATTCTGTGGGATAGCGTTCTCTTTGACACGCCGCTGTGCCGACATGATGTTGACACAGTAGTAGACGTTATGCGTCGGTGTCACCTTATCGATGTACGCGAGAGCTTCCTCTTTCTTAGAGGGCCACGCAAAAAACTTTTCATTGAAAGTGTCACGCCGCGCAGGGGGCCGCGTCGTTGCGATAACAAGGTAGCCCTCATCGTACCTGAATAGGTAGTCAAAGAACGTGAGCAGCCCGGTACGCTTCTCGTCAGGGGTCACAGTGGACATTTGCAGACACTAAAGAGGGCACCCGATTGGATGCCCTCTTTTAGTGTACCTATGTCAGACTAGGAGTCCGGACTCGGCAGCCTGCGATGAACCTGCAGGCTTGAATCCCTCGATATCGTTCACGTACTTGTCAGCGCCCTTGTCGAACTTCTTGCGAACGATGACAGTAAGCTCCCGACCGATCAGGTCGTCCACGTTAGGCAGCTTGTAACCCTTCTTCTGCCAGTCCTCACCGATGGCATTGAGAAAGTTAGCCATCCGGTTCTTCATGGACTGAGCCTTGGCCGCATCGTAGTCGGCAGGCGGCACGAACAGATTGATCCAACCTGCGTACACGTTGGCGACCTTCTGACCCTCACGATCTTCCTCGCCCTCATTGATCTGAATACCGAGGGAAAGATACGGCGTACCATGCGGGAGTGCCTTGGTGCCGTCGATGTTCTCAGTTGACTTCCACTCTGCCTTGGCAACATGCGCCTCATAGCGTCCCGACGGAACTGCCGGAAAGCCTATAGCATCGGCGTCAGCGCCAGTAAGATCGAGTGTGCCATCAAACATGTCGGACATTTAACTCTCCTTCTCGTTTGTAGATTGGAGCTTGTCCCACAGAGTAGGAACAGTGGGATCGACTTCGACTGGATCGAAAGCACCAGTGCGATCCTTTGCGATTGCAGTCTCAGTCTTCTGGAACTGCATATAGCGCTTTACTCCATCCCCATCACTCTCCGCTCTGTAGTAACCCACTATATCAAGAAAGCCCGGAATGTCAATACGCAGTTTCCCGACCAGCTTTGGGTACACGATCATCTTCATATTGTTGTCACGATCTGACACGCTGTGACAGTTGAAGATGGTATTGCACGGTAGGTCACGGAACGCACGTACAAGCTGTCGCATATGCGTAGAGGACTTACCATACCCACGCTGATCGGGCACATCCGGATCGATCTTGTCGTTGACCTTGGAAAACTCTTTCATTACTTCCACTAGGTCAAGCTGCTGAAGTTCACTCAGCGTATCAATACCAACCGTACCGTAGGGGAACCTCTTACCATCGGACGGGATAGCATTGAACAGGTCACGATAGGCCGCGACGAGTTGCTTCACTGACCTAACCTGAATCACGTCGATATCATGGCGATGGCGTAGCGTAGAGATACCACCATCGATATCGATAATGAGCAATGGTGAGGTCTGCTTATGATCCTGTGCAGTACCCAGGAAATGCGTCTTGCCTACTCCCGGCTCACCATAGTTCATCATGTTCAACCACGTGATTGACTCAGCAGGGGGTTGTGCGCCTAGCTTCTCTTTCAGTTCTGCAGTAGCTATTCTGATTCACCCCCCTTCGTAAGCTGTTGAAGGGCAGTATCGATGACAGACGATAGTGACTGCCCATCCTTCTTGTTGACGATGAAAACAGGCACTCCATAGCCTCTTTCCAACTCTTCGGCCATCCATCGGATAGTCTTGGTACCATTGGAAAGTACGAATAGAGTCTTAGGATACGCATACTCTGCGCGGTAGCCAGAATCGCAGATAAGCACTTCACCCCACAAGTATATCTCACCCCACACGTAGGCGGAATACTTCATGTCCTGATGGCCGGGGGTATCGAACGCATAGATACCACACTTGCACTTAGGGTCAGGAGCATCATGCCTAAAGAAGTTTACTCCGCTGATTCCACCATTTTGCATATTGACACAGAAAGCGCGAAGCTTCTTTCGTGGCGTCCATGCAACGTCGTTGCGCGAGTAGAGCAACACGCTACCGTCGTCCGTGAGGTCGGGGTAGAAGTCACGGTAGCCGACAATAGGCTCGATACTAACACCGAGGTCTTTGATCGGCTTACCCACAGGGAACGGAATATCAGCTACAGTATAGCTACCCATAAGAGAACTAAGAGCTTTCATAGTCGAAGTTACGTTTGCTGCCGCCGTAGCTATAGTGGGCTGAGCGAATACGCTATTAATATCGGGGATCAGACGAAACTCAAGCTTGAGAATGTATGTTGCAGGAGGCTTTGTTGACGCGCTACTTATATTGTAGTGGACGGGAGTGGAAACGTCGGTACGCATATCGGATAGTGAAACGCGCAGGCCATCCACAATGCGACCAGGGCCATCCTGATAGTCCGCAATAGCGGCCTGTAGCAACGTGATCAACCTGTCCTCACCCGTCTGAAAGTTAACAACACTCCACTTTCCTGCAGGACGCAGATCACGTAGTTCAAAGTTATCTACGTAACCCAAGAATGCCATATCCGTAGCATGCGCCCACTGAACCAACATAATCGTTCCTGACTTTAGACCATCGATGATTCCCTGTAGCTCAGTAACAATCATCTGTGGACTACCGTGATACGAAGCGGCCATTAGCTCTTGACGGGTTCCTTGACCGGCTCAGGTGCAGTAATAGGTTCCTTGGTCGGGACAGGTTCCTCGACAGGCTCAATGATAATCTTCTTGCGAGGTTCACCCACTTGGCTCATCTTCTTCTCTCCCGTAATGATACTCTGCAATGTAGTAACCCTTGCAAAATTCACACCATGTAAGTTCTGAATTTGGGGTAGGAGGCGGGACTACCGTTCCGTGTAGCCGTACAGGAGTCGTCACTCCATCCGTTCCGTCGCTTTGACCTACCCCCGAACTTTCAAACTCTTCTTTGCTGATAACTTCAAAGAGTCTGTCAGTCATCTTCGTTAACTTGAACGATACAGGCACTACCATTGTGGCGGGTCACGCTCATACCAATGAAAGACTTATCGAGTCTGTTACGACCGGAGACACGCTCCCACCATTTCGTCATATCCAGTAGATTGTTAGATTCGTGGTTAATGAACGAACGGTAGGCACGGTCGATAGCACGGAGATTCCCATAATGTACTGCATTGAGATTTTCCCATTCTTCAATCTCGTCGGGAGTAAGATCACGAATCACCGTGTACTCACCGTTTGCGATCTTCTCATCGTGAGACTTCGCAAGTGAAAGATCATCGTCGTATAACTTGTACCGTGCCATATTCTCTCCTTATCTATCTCGATTGACTTCGTATCCATCAGAGAGCATGCCCTGCCAATCGGAGCCGTCGTCGGCAGCGATGCAAGGATTACGGAATGCACACTCAATGCACCTAAACTCCCCTGTGGGATTTGGGTAGATGGCAGGACTGTTAACCATTTCCTTAGCGATCATCTTCAGATGCTCACCCGTAGCGAATACCTCATGGTGATTGCGCGTAACGAGGTCGCGCTGAATGAACATGCTATCACCGGCTTCGCACAGGTAGGAATAGTACGCTTGTGCCTTGTCGTTCTCTCGGAACCAGTGTTCCAAGTCAGGGTTGCCTAGCACAGCTTCCTTGAATAGCTCAGGAGTCGTACCTTCCTTCTGTCTGTCGAGTGACAACAGACCAGACTTCAGCACAGTCGGAGGCTTCGGGTAGTTTTTACGAAGCACGTTGTACACTACGCGATCCACCAGGCTGTCCGACCACGGGTAGTTATGCATTTTGGATTCCATGATTGTAGCCCACAGATAGTTGGAACACTGCTCGTCCTTCTCCAACTTCTTAAAGTATGCTTCGTCTACACGGGCTGCAGTCTTATGGTCAATGATCCCGTACTTGGACTGTTCGGGGAAGTACACAATAGCATCACGCTTGCCCCGTGCGTGTACCTCCAACGAACTTCCGAAGTTGGGTGATTCCTCACGAATGTCCACCGCTTCAAACCCAAGTGGGATGGAATAAGTAGACTCTGCGGCGACCACAACAAAGTTATCATTACGCTCCGCGTATTCCTTGTAGAAGGTAAGCATGCCAATACCGAGTTCCTTGTGAAGCTCAAAGTCTTCCTGCACAACTTCGATATTAGGCAGGAGTTCCTTCAGACCACGAATGCGCCAGTTCTGCGCGTAGTTGTCGAGTGCGTTTCCGCCAGTAACAAGTCGAGGATGAATGTCATACGTGCGCTCAAGCCATTCCTCGCTGACAGCGCCGCCTTCCCACTGATACTGATACCACGTCTGGAAAGATTCGACGGGATCGTGTCGGAGGATCGGATCGTAATACTGTTCTAGTGCAAAGTGGATACCTGTGCCGAACCACAGAGGCATAGAGACGCCGTGGATATCCACGCGCCTGCGAAGGTTGCTACGGGAGGGACTCGTCCAATCCCAATACCTTCTGCATCGTTTGAAACTTGCAACGTCCGATCCGTGGATGGGGATGATATCCCACTTGGAGGGAACGTCGGGGGGACGAGTAACAATCTCAGTTGTACTCATGGGGGCCAAACCCCTTTCGGGTGCTATCACCCTCTAGAAAGGAAACACTACCTTAGCAAAAAGCTCATCCAAAGTCAAGAGCTTCTATTGATCGTTGCACATTTTCTTTTTGTGAAACCTGCCCCAAGTCCCAGCAATCCTCGTCATCTTTCGGTATCTGCACCTTCTCCCAAAAGATAGCATCCAGAGACTTACGCAACTTCGTCCTCTGTGTCAAGAGGACAGTTGAAACATTTTACGAAGTGAGAGGGCATCTTGTTTGCATACTTGTTCAGGCAGCAGTTAGGATACTTACGTGGCATATCGATCCTTGCTTGCCTCTCGATATCCTCCTGCAGAAGTTTGTCAAAAAACCTCTTACGCTTTGCGTTTGCTACCTTACCCATCTATCCTCTCCTAGTATATTCTTGTACTCAGGTTCCTATGGCCCGTCATAGTGGGGTACCCGCTCTAGCTTCTCGTTGCGGGCCTCAGCCGCGAGCGCCCGCTGCAACGTCTTGACAGTCTCCACGTTCATCGTCGCAATGTCGCGGAACGCCTCGTCCCGCTCCCGCTCCAAGTCAGCGATGCGGGCCTCGGCGCGTTCGGCGCGAAGGACGTAGTAGGCGCGAGTGTTCCCTTCGGTCTTGACCACGGCTCGCGCCCTGTCGTAGGCATCCGCCTTGCGCTCCAACTCCCCTAGCCGCTGTTCGATGAGGGCGAGGGCGGCGAGCGCCTTAGGGTCGTTATGGTAAATCTCTAGCCGCACCGTCTCCAACGCGGCTTGTAGGTCGGGGGTCACAGCAGCCCCTCCTTCGTCAAGTGCTTGTCCACCATCTCGGCGTACTTCGCGACTTTCCGCATGTTCTCGCGCTCCATGGCAGTCGGGAGGAGAGTCTCTAGTTGCTTGATGCGATCTTCGAGCGCGGCGATCCGCTCCAACGCGGCTTGTAGGTCGGGGGTCACGGTCACGGCATCTCCATTACAAGGTTGAACGTGCGGTCGCGGTTGGCGTAGACGTTCTCGTCGTCAGAGAGGCGTCTACCGTTCTCGGTGAGGTACCAGGTGAACTCCTGTTGGCCCAACGGCACCAGTTGTCGCATCGCGTGGCCAGCCATGTCCGATGCGGGCAGGAAGTCGCCGGGATACAGAGAAATGGCGATGTCCCAGTTGCCGTGAGGAGAATGGATTGAGATAACCGGCACGTTGGGGTTGCCCGGTCTCTGCGCGGCTTGTAGGTCGGGGGTCACGGGCTACCGCCAGCGGTAGAGAGCCAGAAGTCCTTGCCGCAATCCGGGCAGAGGTAGTGGTTCTCGTCCATCACAGGGTCGATTGCGTGCATCGAGACAAGCGGCGAATCGTGGAAGCAGTTGTGGTGGCCGTAATCAGCCCATGCCTGCGGCCCCCGATGAGTCTGCCCGCATCGGCAGGGGTAGACGCGCTCGCCGCGCTCGATCACGATTGTCTCCTGTGGCGCGGCTTGTAGGTCGGGGATCACGCCCCAGTACTCACGGGCCTGTTCCTCGTTGAGATGTCCTTGGCTCACTCCTCCTCCTCTCCGTCGAGGGCGGCGAGGGCGTCTACCCC